CAGGCAAGAAAAAGAAAAGTCGCTATTTACCAAAGGCTGTAAGAGATAGCTTAACTCCTGCACAAAAGGCAGCAGGATCAAGAGCAAAGAACAAAGCTACGAAGGCAGGAAAGCAATCGGCTAAATATACTAAGGCTGAACGCAGAGCATTAAGGCGGCTTAGATGAGAAAGCGAGATCCTAGAATAAAAAGATTAGGTGTCGCAGGATATAACAAGCCAAAAAGAACGCCAAACCATCCGACAAAAAGCCATGTTGTTTTAGCGAAGGTCGGTGATAAGGTTAAAACGATTAGATTTGGTCAGCAGGGAGCAATAACTTCTGGCAGACCTAAAAAAGGAGAAAGCCAAGCTAAAAAAGATGCGCGAAGAGCATTTTTCTCACGACATCGAAGGAATATAGCAAAAGGGCGAATGAGTGCGGCTTTTTGGGCTGCTAAAGTTAAATGGTGATAACATGAATCTTATTAAAATAAAACACGAAGGCTCAAAAGATGGATGGGCGCTAGTCAATGAGGCAGATTTCGACAGCAAGAAACACGAGCTTTTCGAGGGAGAACCAAAAAGGGCGAGGAACAAAAAGGGTCAACTCATAGCAGACGATCCAAAGACCGAAACAAATGAAGCGTGGGAAGGCGGCAAAGCTCCTAAAAAGCCTGCGAAAAAGAAAGCGTCTACTAAGAAGGGTTAAGATATGGCGATAGTGACTACAGTAGGCAGTGCGTCAGCAAATAGCTATATCACTGTGGCTGAATACGAGGCTTTCTGGACAGAAAGAAACGTAACAATCTCTGGCGCGACAGCCGCAAAAGAAGCTCAACTAGTACAAGCTGCTGACTACATAAACAGAAGTTATACTTTTGTCGGAGAGCAACAGCATCGCTTTCAAGCAATGGCTTGGCCTCGTTTGACAGGTATTTATCTCGTAAAAGATTTTCCCATCGATCCCGATTTTGTTCCACAGGATATTAAGGACGCTCAAGCAGAGTTAGCTTATATTATTCATCAGGGAACAAACGTATTTGCTACAGTTGAAGGTGGTGCAAAGGTTCGAGAGAAGAACAAAGCAGGGCCAGTAGAAACAGAAGTCGAGTTTACTAACTTTAGAGAAACGCCTCGATTTGTAGCGATTGAGGGATTACTTTCGCCATATACAATTTACGGTGGCGCTCAACTTAAGATGGTGCGTGGATGAGTACAACAGTCACAGCAATCGCAGATGCAGCCTTCGATGCCGTTAATTTAGCGGTAACGGATGTTATTTTTGATGCGACAGTGACTTACGAAACGCAGGGAACTTATGACCCATCAACTGGTACTTATCCAGTTACAACAACAACTCTCACAGGCAGAGCGTTATTTGATACCGATACTCCTGCCAGAGATATATTTCCCGATGCGATTATTGGCTCTAATCGTCAGCTAGTTTTGTTTGAGGGTTTTACTGAGATTATCAAAGAGGGATACAAACTAACTATTTCATCTGTTGATTATGAGGTAAAAGCAGCGCAAAAGATTGTCGGATCTAACTCTGTTCAATATGGAGTGGTGTTGCAGAAATGAGTTATAAGAATTTTGAATTACAGCTAAACAAAGAGCTAGTCGATACGGATGAAAAGATCGAGGACGTTATCTCATTGATTGCAATGGATAGTTTGCGAGGCATCGTTAAGAAGTCTCCTGTCGATACTGGTCGATTTAGAGGTAACTGGATCGTCAGCAAAAACAGAATGAACCCTGCAAAGTTTAATACAGTCGATAAAACAGGAACGTCATCGATTGCTAAAGGTACACAAACAATAGAGACTTTTGAGTATAAGAAAGACAAATCAATAATTATTCAAAATAATCTTCCTTATGCAAATAGATTAGAAAATGGATGGTCTAAGCAAGCTCCGAAGGGTATGGTTGCATTAACTTTATCTGAGATGAAAACCAAATATAGGAACGTGTTGATATGACTTATGCACTAGAGCGCAGAGCGATTGAGACATATTTAAATACCCAATGGTCAGGCACGACTCCTATAGGTTTCGATGGGCATGAGTTCAGCCCTTCTTTTAATAGTATTCGAGTTTCAATACAAAATGGTTTATCTTTACAAGGATCTATAGGTGCAAACACAAATAGAATAGATTATACTGGCATTGTAACTATTCAGATCTTTACTGAAAACGGAAAAGGGTCTGCGACTTGGAGAGGTTACGCAGAAACATTAGACGGTATTTTCTTTGATAAAAGGATTGATAATACGGGTGCAGCAGCGACTACAAACGAATTTATCAGATTTTCACCAGATCAACAGCACCCCTATATATCTGGCGAGGTTTCTGATATACCATTTCATATTGCAACATTTGTCGCGCCTTTCGTGCGATATGAGTTTAAATAAGGAGGCCACAACATGACTGGCATTGCATCAAATCAGCTACGGAGTGCGTTTGTGGCTGAAGCTACAGCAGGGACAACTCCCTCATCTCCATCGTTCACAACGAGCGATGTTCCAATAAATATGACTGCTGCTCCAAATGTAATAGAGCATCGATCACTCGCAGCAAAAGGCGAAGCTGTAGAAACGGCTATCGCAGGAATTGACGTCACTGGGAATATGTCAGGCACGTTAGTTTATGGCGCTTACGATCCATTTTTGGAGAGTTTGCTTCAAGGGGCTTACTCAACAAACGTATTAAAAAGCGCAAAGACAACCAAATCTTTCACTATCGAAAACGCAATCAGCGCAGGAGTTGGCGGTACGCTAACAATGATGCGTTATACTGGTGTTGAGGCATCTGGTGGATCGATAACCCTCGCCTCAAATGCAGAGATAGGGTTTTCATTTGATCTAACTGGCATGGGTTCGCTTGATACGACTACATCAGCAATCGGTAGCTCATCATATACGGATCAAACCGAAAGAGCGCCTTTGACATCTGGCGTTGATGTCGGAACGATAGCATTTGCAGGATACACGCTTGACGCTTTTGAGAGTGCTACAATTAACTTTAATTACGAGGGCAGAGAAGCGCAGACAGTGCTAGGAAGCTCTTTCACTAAGGATGGCATTACAAAAGGTGCTTTACTGCCTGAGATAACCGCTAGAGTTCATGTCGATAGCAACTTTGCATCTTTATACAATGCAGCAAGAGATACAAATCACTCGCTCTTTGCAGTTACTTTTCCACTCGGATCAGTATCGGGTAAAAAATACACCCTCGTATTTCCTAAGTGTAAATTTGTGGGAGCTAATATTGATTTCACAGGTACTAATGCAATGCAGGATGTTACTATCCGAGCAATGTATGACGAAGCCACAGAGGATGCGTCAGTAAAACTAACGAGAGCAGTCTCATGATTGCAGTTCGTAAATTTTACGCAACAGTCGATGGTAAAGAGAAAACTTTTTACGTTGGCGATAAAATTGACGCTAAGACTGTCAAAGAGTTGGGTTTAGCCGACAAACCCGAACTAGCCCAAGAATCAAAGGGTAAGAAAACACAAGAATAGACGTCTATAGTGGGGTGGGTTGTCGGTATTCCTGCCCCACACAAAACCGACAAAGGAGACACCGATGCTTAAACTAAAGAAACCTCAATTATCAGATATGGTTTTTGAGAGTAATTTTTCACCAGATATGGACTTTCTAGCTGATAAGGGAAAAACATATATTACTATTAAATGTCGTGCAGGAGGATGGGCTAATCCTGATCTAACTGTGATGCGTGAACAGGTGGTTTTATATCAAGAAATGCAAACCCTCAAAGCAACTAAAATGATGGAAGATGAGGATAAATACACAAAATTTAAATTTGAATCCGATAAAGAAGTCGGCAAGAAGTTATTTGAAGCTCTTTATGATACCTGTGTTGTTTCATGGGAGACTAATATACAAAACGATGGAACAAAGATGAAATGCGATAAAGAGCATTTTCTTGCGCTTGCTGATGTAAAGATAGGTGAATTGTCCGAGTTTTTTATGGATTGGGCGAAGTACGTTGATGAGTTAGGAAATTTTAGACAGGAAGTCGAAGAGGAAACGGTAAAAAACTAATCGAGGCGCTTCTATGGTCTTTTAAGTACTCTGCAAGAGATGAGGCTTACTTGACGGCAAAGGGCGCAATAGAGATGAGAGACAAGCCTATTCCTCAAAATATGATGTATTGGATAGGATATAACGATTTGAGACAAGGGCGACAAATAGGATATTCAGGCTTTTCCCCTATACCGTTCAGTGAAATTATGTCATATTGCTCTCATATTGGTCTTGATGATCCTATTGAACGCCAAAGTTTTGCTCGTTGCATGATGGCCTTAGATATTACGGAGCGTAATTATTATGACAACATTAAGTCTTAATATCGATGCCAGAGGCGCTCAGAAGGGCGCTAAAGATTTTAAACGAGCTACCGATCAAGTTAAAACTTCAGCAATGCAAGCCGACAGCGCTGTTGAGCAGATGGGTACAAGCGTTGCACGAACTAGCCGAGGAATGTCGGGCAGAACGACATTTATATTCCAAAACACTGCAAACCAGTTAGGCGACATCGCGGTACAAGCATCAATGGGAACAAATATGTTCCGAGTGCTTGGTATGCAGTTACCTCAAATCGCAGGAGGCTTTGCTTTACTTGGTGGATCTCTTGGCGTTGTCGCTCCTATACTCGGTATTATTGCAGCGATTGGTTTTCCTATTTTAGCCACAATGACATCGTTCGGTAAATCAGCAGGAGATGCAGCAGAAGAGTTAAATAAAGTTAAGATGGCTTTAGATGATCTTCGTGGCTTTGATAAGCTGTTAGAAGCTCAATTAGTCGCTCCAATAGACAAGGCACACGCAGCAGCGCAGCGATTGATTGATATATTAAGAAGAAAGGCATTCGAAGAGGTTAGAACTGGATTATCGAAATCTTTATCGGATTTCTTTCAACCTTTCCAAGATAGGGCTGATGAACTTAATACATCGTTAGAAAGAACACAAGAAAACCTAAACAAAATAAGAAATAAATCTAATTTTGAGGATAGAAGTCTCCAAGAAGTCAAAGCAATCAATCAAAAATTAGAACAGATAGAAGAACTTACTGCAAAAATAAGAACTAATGAGCAAATAATTAAACAAGTAACAGACGCTTTTAGAGATTCATCAACTGCACAGGGTTTAGCAGATAATTTATTAAAAGCTAGAATGAACATTGCCAAAATGTTGCCAGATGCAAGTCAAACTTTAGATTTTTTTGACGGTATTATGGAGTCTAGTGGCTTAACAGAATTAATATTAGCAAGAACTAGAGACACCCAAATAAGAATAACCAAGGAAGCTAAAGAAGAGGCTGCGGCTAGAGATAAAATCGTTAAGCGCAACAGAGAAAACTTCATGGTCGAGGCTTCTGTCGCTGTCCAAGAGCAAAAAATTGCAGAATTGAGGGCTGCTTTCGCAAAGAAGCAGCAAGAGCTTAACAAGCAAGAGCCTCTAAAAAAGACTACTAATCAAATAAAACAGCTTACTCCAGAGATAAAGAATTTGAAAACGGCAGTCGATATGATTGGAAGTTCGTTTGAGCGTTCCTTTATGAGCGCTGTCACTGGCACAGCATCAGTCAAAGATGCTTTTAGATCAATGGCTGCAAATATTATTGCCGAGCTTTTTCGCATATTTGTCGTGAAGCAAATAACAGGTTTTATAACTTCATTTATTGGCGGCAATCTCGTATCTGGTCCCTCTATGGGAATAGGAAGCCGAGCTAACTTTGCGCCACCTTTAAGACCATTTGAAGGAGGTGGATACACAGGAAACGGCCCTCGAACAGGTGGATTAGATGGTCGCGGTGGCTTTATGGCTATGCTTCACCCAAATGAAACAGTTATCGATCACTCAAGAGGAAACTCTGGTGGCGAGGTCGTAGTCAATCAAACAATAAATGTAAGCACAGGAGTGCAGCAAACCGTCAGAAACGAAATACAAACACTGCTTCCACAGATAGCCGAGGCAAGTAAGGCGGCTGTTTTGGATGCTCGGAGAAGGGGTGGCAGCTTTGCCAATGCGTTCTAAATGGCTATAACTTATCCTTTAACACTTCCATCGCACACAGGTATCAGAAATATTACGCTTCGAGCAGTTAATACTGTCGGAATGAGTATGTCGCCTTTCACTTATCAACAACAGGCGGTGGCTCATGCAGGGCAAAGGTGGGAAGTAGATGTTACGCTTCCTGCTATGAATAGAGCAGACGCAGAGCAATGGGTTGCTTTTCTCGTTAGCTTACGAGGTAGATTCGGCACGTTTACGCTTGGAGATCCTGTCGGTGCAAGTCCAAGAGGTTCAGCAGGAGGCACTCCCCTCGTTAACGGAGCGAGCCAGACAGGAGGCACTTTGAATATTGACGGTTGCACAGCCTCACAAACAGGATGGCTCAAGGCAGGCGATTACATACAGCTAGGAACAGCAGGAAGTGCTACATTGCACAAAGTTTTAGCTGATGCCGATAGCAACGGATCAGGCGAAGTTTCACTCGATATTTGGCCTTATATACGAACTGCTCCGAGCGATAATGCAAGCGTTATTGTGACTAACACAGTTGGTCGATTTAGATTAGCTGATAACGAACAAAACTGGAGCATTAGAGAGACTGCTCTTTATGGTATTACTTTCGGTGGTGTTGAGGCGATCTAATGGCAAGAAATGTTATATCAACCATATTAAATAAATTAGATGATGCTGAAGTTTCTCCATTTTATGCTGTGGAATTATTCTTTGATAACGATGGGCCTGAAACCTTCCGTGTTTGGACAGGATACGGAGATATTACTTTAACAGTAGCAAACAGTCGAACTTATAGCGGTGTCGGAGACATTTTATCAATATCAGATGTGGAAGAAAGTGAGGATATAAGCGCAAAAGGAATTACCCTAACTTTAAGTGGTATTCCGTCAAATTTATTAAGTGATGCGCTAACCACGCCTTATCAAGGCAGACTTTGTAATGTTCATTTCGGTTTTATTGATTGGTCAAGTCCTACAATTCAAAATGGAATGTTAATTTTCACTGGTTATATGGACACTATGCTTATTGATGAAGGGCCAGAAACATCTACTATAACAACAAGTGTTGAAAATCGTTTGATTGACTTAGAACGGCCTAGAAATCGCAGATATACAGCGCAAAATCAGAAACAAAGGCATTCAGGTGACTTAGCGTTTGATTTTGTTGAAAGCCTACAAAACCAGAGATTGCAATGGGGTGGCGGTGGCTGATGCGTGTTCCAAATTGGGATATTAAGTTAGCTGATTATGTAAACAGCTTGCAAGATTATCCTTTTGTTTGGGGTGAACATGATTGCTTAACATTTGTTAATAAATGCGTTGAGGTAATTAGGGGTCAAAGTTTTGCAGATGATTGGCTTGGTGATTACACAACAGCGACAGGTGCATTTCGTAAATACAGAAAGCTATTATACACGCAAGAATATGATACAATAATAGAAATGCTAGATGATCGATTGGATAGATTTACTGGAAGATTTCCACCAAGAGGATCAGTAGTTGGGCGTCCAGTAAATCAAACTGTTGGAATTATGCCTGTTCTTCTTGGAGTGGTCACGAGCGATTTAGCGGCTTTTTTAGGTGAGGGTGGTATGATAATAACAAACCTAGATGACAACGATTTATTTTGGAGTGTTGAATAAATGGCATTTCTTATTCCAATTTTAGCACCAATAGTAGGCGGCACAATAGCAGCAACAGTTATAGTCTACGCAGGTGCTACTATTGTCACCTCATACGCTATCAATGCTCTTACTAAAAAGGCACAGAAGAAGGCACAAGCTGCGGCCGCATCCGTACAAGCTGCCCAGAAGGGTTATGGAACAAACGTCAACGCTGTCGCTCCTGCTTCAGATCATGCAATTATATACGGTGAACAGCGTGTTGGTGGTGTTATCTTTTATCGTTCTATTACAGACGATCAGAAGTTTTTGCATACATTAATTGCACTCGCAGGACATGAATGTAATTCAATCGGCACAGTATTTGCCGATAATGTTGCTCTTACTTTAGACGGTAATGGTTTTGTCACTAATGATGCTTTTCAGATCAAAGATGCAGATGGAAATGTAGTCAACTCAGCACTAAGAATAAAAAAGCATTTAGGCAGCAACTCACAAGCAGCCGACGCTGATTTGGTGGCTGAAGATAGTGCATGGAGTACAAGCCATCAAGCTAGAGGTGTTGCATATATTTATATCAGAGCGGAGTTCGACACCAGTGTATTCCCTCAAGGATTACCAGTATTCAGTGCGATCGTTCAAGGAAAAAAGGTCAGAGACCCAAGAACATCAACAACAGCATTCTCATCAAATGCGGCTTTATGTTTGCGAGATTATTTAGTATCAGATTATGGGCTTGGCGTTGATACAGCAATAAATGAAGTAAACGACACTTTATTTTCAGCGGCTGCAAATGTATGCGATGAGAATATTACTCTATCGGGTGGAGGCACAGAAAAAAGGTACACAGTAAACGGATCTTTTGTGACTTCTTTACCGCCTGATGATGTCATAACCGATCTTGTGGCATCGATGGCAGGAACAATATTTTGGAGTCAAGGTCAATGGGGTGTGAAAGCAGGGGAATTTACTTCATCTGTTTTGGCGCTTACTGAGGACGATTTAAGAAGTAACTTACAAATAAATACTCGGAATAGTCGAAGAGATAATTTTAACGCAGTGTCGGGAATGTTTGCAGGGCCAGAAACAGATTATCAGCCGACAGACTTCCCACCAATTACATCAAGCACTTTTGAAACGGTGGATGGCGGCGAAAGGGTGGTGCAGGATATTCCTTTGCCGTTTACTAATACCTCCTCTATGGCGCAAAGAATTGCAAAGATTGCGCTGTTTAAAAATAGAGAACAGCTAACTTTATCTGGCACGTTTGGTTTGAAAGCCTTACAGCTTCAAATCGGTGATGTCGTAAGTCTAACAAACACAAGGCTTGGATTTAGTAGTAAAACATTTGAGGTTGCCGATTGGCGGCTTGGAATTAGTCAGGATAAAGCGTTAGAGGTCACTTTGACTCTGCGAGAAATAAGTTCAGCCGTTTACGATTGGAACGCAGAAGAGACAGCATTTGAACTTGGAAATACAACTCTCCCAAGTGCAACCGATCTCCCTACTGTTGGTCTTGGCGTTGATTTTGATTTGCGTATAGTCAATCAAGCAGCCGTTGGTGTTCTTATCATTGAGGTTACATCTAACGAGCCATATGCAGTTGAATTTGAAGCTCAATACAAGAGAACGAGCGACACTAATTTTATTTCTGTTGGCAAGCAAAGAAATGGATTGTTTGAAGTAAATGGATTAGGCGATGATCAATATGATGTTAGGGCTAGAGCTTTTAACGCTTTTGGTGCGGCAGGGCCGTTTACATCAACGGCAGGAAAGCAATTAACAGCCTTTGCAACTCCACCCGATAACGTGACAAACTTCACTGGTAATGTTACTGGCAACTCTCTCAACCTATCATGGACACCAGTAAGCAATTTAGATCTATCTCATTATAAAATAAGATATTCCTCTGAAACAACTGGAGCAAGCTATCAAAACGCAGTTGATATAGTTGAGAAGTTAGCTCGTCCTGCGAATGTTGCTGTTGTTCCTGCTAAAACAGGAACTTATTTTATCAAAGCTATTGATAAGATTGGAGGTGTTTCGGCGGCGGCTGCAAGTTTTGTTGTGCTAGTTGATCCAAACAATGTTGAGAACTTTAACGCTATTCAACAAATACAAGAAGATCCAGTTTTTGCAGGAACTAGAACGAATGTCGTGGTGCTAGAGGATAGTGAAGGCGATTATCTGGCTTTGGATACAGTAGATCAATTTGATAGCGGTGCAGGAAACTTTGATGATGGTCTTGGCTTGTTCGATGGGTTTTCTGGCACAGTCGCGTCTGGTATATACGATTTTAATACAACCGTTGATTTTGGTGAAGTATATACGAGCCGAATATACCCCAAATTCAAAGTGGATTATTTAGATTATGTTAATGATTTCGACAGTGCCACAGGGCTTTTTGATGCTCGTCTTGGAGACTTTGACGGTGATCCTGCCCAGTTTGACGTAACATCAGCAAGATTTGAGTTGAGACATACTAACGATGATCCCTCTGGTTCACCAACTTATACAGCGTATCAGCCCTTTATCGTTGCAGATATAACAGCTAGAGCCATGCAGTTTCGTTGCATATTAGAATGCACAAATGGCGCGGCTTCTCCGGCTATTAGAGAACTAAGAGCGGAAATAGATATGCCTGAAAGAACACAATCAGAAGTGGATATAACTTTTACTGGCTCGAAGAGCGTCACTTTCCCAACTAAGTTTAAAGGTGTTCCGGCTCTTGGAATATCATTGGCAAACTTGGCAGATGGTGAGAGATATGTTATTACGAACAAAACTAGAGCGGGTTTTGATATAGAAATATTTTCAGGTGTAAATCCAAGCACAAACTCAGTAACACTTGACTATGTAGCAAAAGGATTTGGTAAGGAGATCGTTTAATATGGCACAACATGATATGAACATAGCTAATCAGGGCTTTCCTGCTACGAGGGCTGATATAAATAATGCCTTGCAAGCAATCGCAACAAATAATTCTGGCACATCTGCACCTAGTACAACTTTTGCTAATCAATGGTTTTATAATGAAACCAGTAATAAGCTATTTATTAGAAATGAAGCCAATAACGCTTTTATCGAAGTTGCAACATTAGATCAAACTGCTAACGAATGGCAAATTACCACAGGTCAAATTTCTGCCTCTGATAGTGATGGCCTAGTATTTAAAACAGATGATGGAAATACAAGGATCACATTATCAGATGGTGGCGATGTAACTTTTGCGGCAGGAACAGATATTATTACTGCTTCAGCCGGATCGGATAACATCAGGATTGGAGAAGGAGCCGGAGATAGTATCGCTTCAGGTGGTGATAATAATGTAGCAATTGGTAAGGATGCCGGAACCAATATTACAACAGGCACAAACAACGTGACGATCGGGATATCCGCAGGAGACGCAATAACAAACGGAAATACTAACATTGCTATTGGATCGAACGCTCTCGGAACAAATCAGCAAGGTGATAGAAACGTGGCAGTAGGAACTGGCGCTCTTCAAAATGCAAATCCTTCTGGTGATGTCGATTCATATAATGTTGCTATTGGATATCACGCAGGGGTAAATATTCAAACAGGTATTCAAAATGTTATAGTCGGTGGTGCCGCAGGAGATGCAATAACAACAGGAAATCAAAATACTTTGGTTGGACACAATTGTGGTGGAGCGACTACTGGAACATTTAACGCATTTTATGGACGTTCATCTGGTAGCGCAGTGACTTCTGGCACAAAGAACAGTATTATCGGTTCATATAACGGCAACCAAAACAACCTAGACATACGCACCTCAGACAACAACATCGTTCTGTCTGATGGGGATGGTAATCCTAGAGGTCATTATCGTAGTGATTACGGTGGTTGGGCATGGCAATCAAGCGTAGAAATTGCTGCTAGACATAGTTCTGCGGGGTTTGCAACAGTTGCAAATGGTGGAATAGTACAAATTACATCAGGAGAAGTTGGGGCTGCTCACGTTTGCGTATATGATACTGGTTCTGGTGACGGTGGAATATTTTTTGCAAGTTATAGATCAGGTACCGTATTAAATAATTCAGCAGGGGCTTTCAGTTTTAACACAACACAGGGATTGTCAGGTTATAATGTTTATAAAAGTGGTTTTAGTCACGCTATGTTTTTTGAAAATAGAACTGGAATAAGTAGAGGTTTGACTATCGCAATTTATGCAGCAAGAGCTAGATAAGGAGCTAAGAA